CTTGTTAGCGCATCCCAAAAACTTTAAGTTATTCATTTGTTCCGCTTTTTTTGCCGTTATGCGACATAAACCCTTGATGCACCTTGCCTGTGCGTGGAATGATGTTGGTGTAACCTAACTTAACCATCAAGCCTATGTCCATGTCAGGCACATCGGGTAACGGTTCTTCGGGCTGTTCTATGTTCCTTGCAGGGTCGCGATAACGCCACACATAGGGTTGGTCGCTGATTGATGTATAACCACACGCCCATTGACCGTTATACTTCGCCACCCTGTCATGTTTAGATAGGTAGCCATCTTCCACTAGGTTAAGCAGGTGAATGTTAATGCCTTGACATGGTATGCCTAACCGTTCTGCTATCTGTCTGATAGTTAATATGTCGTAATGGCAAGCGTCTATGATTGCTTGCCTTGTTTGTGTTGATTTTTCTATTCTAACCTTACTGCGTGGCTTACTCATGTCTTATCCTACTTTTATATTGTAATCAGCATCCGTGTAGGTATGCACCCCATCTTGTGTGTAATACAGGTATTGCCCGTGCGCTTCCATCTGTGTCTTTAGTGTGTGGCATGGTTGGCATAATGATTGGAACAGGTTAAGCCTAAACTTAATATCATTCTGTCTATGTGGAAACACATGGTCTATGTGTTCAGCCTGCACCACCTTACCTGCACATAAGCAACCAGCACATAACGGTTGTTGGCTTAACTGTGCCGCCCTCTGTTTCTTCCATGCGGCTGTTGAATATAGTTTGCTGTTAGCCTTACCCTTTTCGGTTATGCCACCGCCATGCTCTATGCAAAAACAAGACCGCGTTGTTTTAGGATTGTTACACCCTAATTCACGGCACTTATTATTTTTTGGAACTGTCGGCAACTGGATTTAATTTGGCTAATACTAACAATACTGTTTGTTCAACTGAACCGTCTTTAGCATCGGCTAATGCTTTTGCTACATCGGCAGGGTCTAGTGTGTAACGCTGTGCATCTTCAACAAGGTTACGGTTAGTGCTAACAAGTTGCTTTACTGCGGCTTCAACTGCTTTCATGGTGTTCCCCTTACTTTAAAAATGTGAGTTTATATATTGTGCTGTTGATAAGGTTTAGGATTGTGTCCACTTCGTTTTGCAATTCGCTGTCATTACCAATTACCAAACGATTAAGTGTTACATAAACTGACAATGCCTGCAATTCCAGCAAGCCTGTGTCGGCAGGCTTAGTATATTCAACAGGGTATTGCACAATGCCATGCTTGCCTTGGCATGATTCAATTAAGCCATCAGTCAATTCAACCAATTCATCATAGAATGAACCTAATGCTTGGTGTTCGCTATAACTGCGTGATTGCAGGTGCAATATGTGTGTATTAGTTGCCGCGTGAAGTAGCGTTAAAAAGAACGAACCAATCGTTACTTGCGCTTCGTTAATGCTAAATGTCTGTTTCATATTTCGCCTCTTAAAATCTTTGTGGTGTATTCAAGCAATTCTAATTCCGTTCCATACTTGGCTTCAAATGACTTTTGCCCTGCGTGTAATGCAACACCATAACCGCCGTTTGTATGATGCAATGGGCATAAGGGTATTGCCAATAAATAATGCGACCTTTGTGCCATGCCTACACCATGCCTAATGTGGTGTATGTGTGGCATTGTATAGCCTAACCCCTCACGATGGCAAACTATACATCCAATTTGACTTAACTTATCGTAATGCTGTCGTTCTGCTTTTGTCATTTAATCTTGCAACCATATATTGTGTTCTGCCGCCCATCGTTCTACCCGTGCCATAAAATCGTTTAATTCAGCAACATTGCAATCAGCCGTTGATTTTAATTCGTAAATTATATCACCGTTTGATTTGCGATATTCGTTAAAACCAAGCCATTGGGCTTTCATACAGGCTTTCCACCACATAGCAGGATGATATAACCCATCGGCGGCAGGCACATTGGCGGCTATTTCAGTAAACAGTAAATGTAATCGGTTGTTTTGCGGTAATGACCGTTTAGGTTCTTGCCCACATTCTTTACACTTTGCCATTGTTTAATTCTTCCGCTTTGTCTTTAGCGTCTTTTGCGCTGTCAAAATAACCATGATTGGTGTTCTTATGTGATAAGCCGTATTTAACCGTGCCATTGGCTTTGTAATACTTAGCAATAAACCATTCATCAGATTTTATGCAGTAATTGTCTAATTTAACCCATCGCATTTTGCATCGCTTCCTGTGCATATTTTAGGCTAATTTCGGGAAAATTCTGTGGGTTGTCAATAATGCGCTTTGCCCATGCCTTGTAATTAGTTTTTGGCTTTAATGCTTTAGCAACAAAATTGTTTAGTTTTTCAACATTTGCTTTGTTATCTGCATAACTAACTGGCGATGGCAATGCAAAGTAAACATCTTCCCTTGGCTTGCATAGGGCAATAATATCGGCAGGCTGTGGCAATTTGTTAGGCGTGTCTGTCCATACATCAAATGCTTTGCCTACAATGCTAAATTCAAATCGTTCAAGTTTATGCCACCATATACGCAACATTTCCTTTTCGGGCGGCTGTTTATTGTATATAGCAAACACCGCGTTAATCATGTCTGCAAAGGGTCTTTTATCAGTATCAATCATTTAGTTTCCTTAAAATAATGTGTCTTGTGTTATTACTGTTCCACCAGCATCATAATTTTTGCTTTCGCCTTTTGGATAAGGGAATGTGCCGTATTTCAATTTGCCATTTAATGCTTTTTTGTCTGTCTTGCTACCATGAAAAAATATGTATCTATGCTTAGGCTTTGCTTTAACTATTTCAATGTTGTTTTCTTTTGCCCATTCTTTTTTCTTTGTTATACCCCTTGCCGTTAATGTTCTACCATGGGTTTTTTTACCAAAAACCATGTATTCATCATCATGCGCTGTAACTGCGCCCGTATATATAAAATTAGTAGATTGATAAACATAACCAATATGCCCTTGACCACCATCCGCATAAGAAACAATTATTGATGGTTTTGGTAATAACTTTATTGCATTAGCGACTAAAAAACTAGATTCATTTTTATTATTGTCCATTAAACACAATCTGTTTAACTCTAATACTATTAATGAATGTTCTTTGCCACAAATTCCATAACATAAGTTATTTGAAACTGGCTTACCAAAAGTAATTACCCCTTTCAATACATCATCAATATATAAACCAAAAGCAAACATAATGTTTGGTATTCTTTTTGCATAATGCTTATCTAATAACCAAGGATAAACCTGTTCTGTTTTTATTGGTATAACACGCATACTAAAAAGGGTTCATATCAACAACCGGCTGTTCGTCTTGCCACCTACCTTGATTTAAATAAGTCGCTGGATTAGGTATGTATTGACCATCGTTCCTGCGCCATTGGTCTGATTCCTTTTGCCATGTAAGTGCAGACATTACATCATCAATTCTTGCTTTAACCTTTACCCATGATTTATATGCCGCATCTTTACCAACCTTTTTTGGGTATGCTTGCCAAAATTCTTCAAAGCCATCATCAAGCGATTTATCGCGTATAGGTTTTAAATTGGTTATTGGTTTATGGTTTATGGTTATTGGTTTATGGTTTATGGTTGGTTGAACGGTCGTTAAACGGTCGTTGCTTTCTTGTTGAACGCTTGCTGTTTGTGCGTTCTGTTTCCGTTTATCAGCCGATGCCTTTCCAGCCTTTGATGCTGTTTCCAGTTGCTTGTGATAATCGGCAATAACTTGGGCGCAACGGGTATGGCAATAATAATCTTCTGATTCATAAAAAAACAATTCCAATATGTTTTGAACAACATCTTGCTTGCCCCTAGCGTTTACTTTTGCCGTTAATAACGCAATGTTTTTAGGTAAAGGATTTTCGGTATCGTAATAAAGCCAAATCAATTTCATGTAAATGCCAACTTCTTCGTTGGTCAAAAATGAAGTGTCCTTAATAAAATCACCAATATGGTGTTGGTAATAGTGCATAATTTTGCCCCATGAAAAAGGCTTCACCTGCTAACTCCGATGTTTTAAATCGGTTGGTAGAACGGTCTTAGTAACCGCCAGTTAGCATGTGAAGCCCTACTAAAGTTTATCGCTACCAAGCGATTTGTGAATCTTAATTTATCTAAATTAACTTTGCAAGCAATTTATTTTCAGCCATTTTTAGCCAAAAACACCTGTTTTAGCACTTTAATCATGCCCACCAATAGGCTTTTTAAGCGTTTTGGCGCGTTTTAAGGGTCGGCTATATGGTAGCCTTGCCGCCTTGTGGATATGCTGTGCATTAAACGGCTAAAATCTGTGGATGGATTGTGCATAACTTTTTGCCGTAAAGCCAAAAACTGTGGATAACTTTACGGGTTTAAATAGGCATTTATGGCGTTTTTTGCGTCATCAAATCCAAAACAAACAATAGCAGGATAACCCATCAATGTTGCCGCGCCCATAAATTCCTTTTGACTATCAGAAACCCGACCACCTTTAACTTTCATTTCAATCCATAATCCATGATAGCCGTTCTTGGGTATCATTAAGAACAAATCGGGAACGCCAGCCAACACACCTTCCTTTTTTAATTTAACGGCTGTTCCTATGTTGCGAACACCGCCATTGGGTATGGCAAACAAATAACTGGCATACTGGCGATGCTGAAGCCTAAACCAAGCAATAACGGCAACCTGTTCTTGATGTTCCGTCATGCCGCTATATTTTTAAAGTAAACGCATAATGTTTCAACCAAACTGTATTTAGCATCGCCACCTTTAATAATTTTGTCCAAGCGATAACGCTGAATGTTTAATTGATTAGCAATCGCACCAATGTTATATATTGGGTCTTGCAATTTGCGTCTAACATAATTTAAATTTGATTCCATAATTATTTCCTTAAAAATTGCATTATACATCTATTTAAACTTTTTACAAAATAATTTAAAAATAATTAAAATAATGCTTGCAATATAATTAAAGGTGTTATATGATGAAGTTGTGCTGATTTAGCACCAACGGAAACTAAAGGAAACTAAAATGTTTAAATTTAATGATGGCGGTAGAGCAAATGCAGGATATAAAGGCAATGCAGGTGATTGCGTTGTTAGGGCAATAACAATAGCAACAAATAGTGATTATAAAGAAATGTATAAAAAAATGGCTTCCGCAAGTAAAGAACGCGGTGGCGCAAAAACAGCAAGAAATGGTGTGCATAGGGATGTGTATGAACCCATACTAAAACAATTTGGATTTGTGTGGCAACCAGCCCCAAAGTTTGTAGGCAGAAAAGCAAGAACATACGATATGCCTAAAGGAATTGTTGTAGCAAGGCAAGCGCATCATTTAGTTGCTGTTATTGATGGCGTTGCAAACGACAGTTGGGATTGCACTAATAAAATGGTGTATGGCTATTGGGCAAAAATATAAACCATTAGGGGCGAAAGCCCCTTAATTGGAAATTAAAGGAAACTATTATGAGTAAAGTTTTGCAAAAGTTAATTGACAGCAATCCCGATGTTTATGATTTTATGCTTGATAAGGTTGATGGCGAACCCTATGAAATTTTGTTAGAAGCCGGCTATTCTGTTGATGGTTACCATTCAATTTCAGGCAATACAGTTAAAGATGTTTTGGTGCAAGTTTCATTTATCCAAAAGTGCAATGATGATTGCGTTTGCCATACTGACAGTTGGTAATTTATTTTAAAATAAATTAAAAATAATTGTAAATAATGCTTGCAATCAAATAAAAGTATATGTATTATGAAGTTGTGGTTGGGCAACACACAAACGGAAACTAAAGGAAACTTAAAAATGACACTAGCAATCGCAAAAATCCAAAACAAAAAATCTTACTTAAAATTTGGTGCGCCTGTTATCGCGTGGCAATTAGTAACATTTGCTAACGGCACTAAAGGTGCTTACCTTAACAACGAATTGATGCCGCTAACTTTGGCTGTTAAATTGCATGAAGTTACTGACAGCGTTTACACAATGACATCAATCTTGCACAAACACGCAGAATTTAAAACACTTAACTAAACTTAATGGGGCGCAAGCCCCAACTTGGAAACTAAAGGAAACTATTATGACAAAAGAAAAATATAACGGCTGGTCAAATTACGCCACTTGGCGCGTAAACCTAGAAATGTTTGATGGCACATCATTTATTGAAGATGAAACATTAGACGCTTATCAAATATCACATTTATTAAAAGAATACGCTGAAGAACATTTAATTGACACATCGTCAGGCATTGCGCTTGATTATGCGCTTGCATTTATTAGCGAAGTTAATTGGTATGAAATTGCTGAAAGCATGGTTGCCAATTTTGAATTGGAAGAAAACTAAAATGAAATATATACGCCCTGTTTTTGACGATGATTACTCTGAAGATATTCCTGCCAATATCGCAGACCTTGTTGAACAATACTTAATCAATTCCCCCAACCTATCAGACTACCTTGAAGAAACTGATTTAATCAGCGACCAAGTGCTTGTTATTCTTTACGATGCCAATGACGATAAATTGGGTCGTATTCGCGACATTTACAATAGCAAAATTCGCGACCTAGCCGACTTTGTTGAAGCCAACTATGATTGCGATAACTTTGCCCGTTGGATGCTTAATGAAGTAAAGGATTGGTAATGAAAGACTATAAAAACTTAGTTGTAAAATCTGAAACAAACTGGCTTCACATTGCTGTTGAAACTGTTTGCTTTGTCGGTAGCATGGTAGCAATAGGCTTCTTGCTTTGCTTGTTGTCTGTTTAACACGAAAGGATAAGATATGAGTTATGCAAAATTAAGGGCAACCAATGTTAATGCCCAAACAGAAAAGAAAGGCAACCTAACCTATTTGTCATGGACTTGGGCGGTTGATGAATTACTGCAAGCCGATGAAACTGCCACATGGGACTTCCCCGAACCAAAATACTACGGCGAAACCATGATGGTGTTTTGCAATGTTACTGCCTTTGGCAAGACCATGAAGATGCAACTGCCTGTCATGGATAACCGCAACAACGCTATTGCAAACCCCGACAGCCGCAAAATAAGCGATGCCACGATGCGATGCCTTGCCAAATGTATTGCGTGCTTTGGCATTGGTTTATACATCTATGCCGGTTCTGATTTGCCGCAAATTGATGCTGAAGAATATGCCGACAGATTAAATGCCTGCGTAACATTAGCCGAATTGCAAGATGCGTATTTAGCCATTGTGCCTTTGTTCAAATCCGATGCACAATCGCTTGCTGTTATTACCAAAACCAAAGACCTAATGAAAGCCAAACTTGGAAAGGATGCCAAATGATGATTCTTGATTGCCTTTATAAACTAACACCACCAAGCCCACACTTTGCAAAATTGCGTGAAAAAAAAGTTGCCGCTTGCAAACACATGATGGGCGAAAAATGGTTGCTTGCCCAACAGGTTCATAGAAAGGATGCAAAATGAACGAACAATTACCCGAGCATGAAATGGAATTACTAATTGCTGATGCTGTGCGTTATCGTTTTTTGCGTGATATTGCGCCTGCAATTACAAAAGAATGTATTGCTAATAAAGATTACGATTGGGCGCTTCATGTTGGCTTTGATTTTATTGCCTATACACGCCAAGATGGAACGATTGACGCTGTTTATGGGCAAGATTTAGATGATGCTATTGATGCTGAACTTTTTAATGCTATTAGTAAGGAAACAGAATGAACGAAACCCAAGGGTCAGATGAATGGTTTGCCGCCCGTTTGGGCAAGGTAACTGCCAGCAAAATAACCGATGTGTTGGCAACCGTTAAAACAGGTGAAGCCGTAACGCGCCGCAATTATCGTATGCAACTTGTTTGTGAACGCTTAACGGGGCGCAAAGCCGAAACCTATACCAACGCCCACATGGAACGCGGAACTGCGTTAGAACCGCTTGCAAGGGCTTCCTATGAACTAAGAAAAGGCGTTATGGTTGATGAAGTTGGCTTTGTTCAGCACCCAACCATTGAAATGGCAGGTGCAAGCCCCGATGGGTT